TCGCGCCGTAGGATCTCCGTTTCCGACCCTCCTGCCGGAGTGTACGTTCCGATCCCTGCCTTGATCCTGATCCTCAACATTGGCCTTCTCCTGCCGATGTTTCGGATCTCCCCCTCGCGAGATCGCCCGTTTGGGGAGACCCGCAGGGAATCGGTGCCCTGAATTGTCAGAGAGCAAAAACACGCTCCGGGAGCGGCCTACTGCGCTCCCTTCACAGTACCACCACAAGGGGGTTCAAGCCGACCACCCTCCCATAGGCGCGCGCGGCTAGAACCAAGACCGCCGACTATTTACTGATCAGAAATGAATGGGACTAGGTCTTAGCCACGATAGCCAGGCGCATGGGGAGGATCGGCGAGCTGCGAGGAAGGCTAAAATGGGGGCAGGGTTGGGACGTACCTGGGGTGTACCGATTCTCTGCATAGAAAGGACTTGACTCAGGAGGCGGATTCGTGGTATAAATAGATCCCTCCCCGAAGCTACTCCGTCGTGGGGTAGCGCCACCGGCTCGGCAAGCCTCCGGCTGGGTCGGTGGTCTTCGGGGGTTGACGTTTGGAGGCTGGCGGGGTAGAAATGAAGCGACTGCGGCTGGTTGGGGTGTTGCTGGGGTTGGTGCTGGGTGGACAGGTGTGGGCAGCGACCTACTACGTCGATGCGACCTGTCCGACTGCTGGCAACGGGAGTTCCGCCTCCTGCCTCTCCAGCCCGACGACAAACAACCCGAAGAAGCTACTGGCAGACGGTATCGGGCTGCTCTCTGCTCAGGATGACGTGCTCAACATTCGCGGAGTCCACTCCACTCACGACAACTGTCCCGGCAATACCGAAGGCCGCTATTTCGGCGACAGGTTCTCGATCACGGGCAAGAACGGCGCGAGTAGCCACCCCATCATCATCCAGAACAACGGCTTCACTGGAACGCGCGGATCTGGGGAGCCTGTCTATATCGACGGGACCGAGGATCTTGGCGCCTGGACCCAATGCTCCGGTACGGCTGGCTCCTGCAACGCACCATGTAACGGACTACCGAGCTCCATAGCCTGCAACGTCGTCTGGTACGTTGCCGGGTCCAGCTTCTCCGATTTGGCGATTGGGGCGCAGCGGCCGGATGGCCAGATGACACGGCGCGAGATCGGGCTCGCTGGCATCACCGCCCAGTGGGAGAGCTACAGCGCGCAGACAACGGGCACGAATATATTCGTCTATTGGGGAACTGGAGCCGACGCTCCAGGTGGCGCATCCAACTCGCGCCCTTACGTCTTCACAAACAACAACGGCGTTGGCTTTGAACTGGGCACGAGTTCCTGGATCACGATCAGGGGTGTGACGTTTCGCTGCCATCGCAGAGCAGCGATTCAGTTGTTGAGTTCGGCAACGAACATCGTCATCGACGGCGCGACGATTCTATATAATGCTGATAAGTTCGATTCTGGGAGCGACTATGGGGTTGGCTGGGTGGTATTGAACGGCGGTCAGGCAACGCCTGTCACGATCAAGAACAGCGAGATCGCCTATACCGGGAGCGAGGGCATCCACACGACCGCTGGACCTACAGGAACACCGCTGGTAGTTACGATCACCGATAACTGGATCCACGACTTAGGCGATCCGACGGTCATGGGCCCGGGTAGCAGCGGAACTTCTTCGGGCATGATCCTTGCCTATGAGGTCAACGGTGGCGTCCTGCACGGAGACAGTACCGGAAGCGTTGTCAGCGGGAACTTGATCGAGCGGACCAACAATCCAGGGGCGCACCCTGGCCAGGGAATCGTCATAGAGAAATCCTGGGGCTGGATCGTTCGGAATAATGTCTTCAGGGATGTAAATGCTGGGTGCATCAAATACGACCATACACTCGACTCTGGATTGGGATCGCTCGGCGACAACATACAAATCTACAACAATCTCTGCGATAATCCTGGAGATAGCGGGCTCATTGTGGAGACAGCTGCTAGTTCTCTCTGCAAGGTCAGGGACAATAAGATTTACAATAACACGTTCTATGTTCCCGACGGCATCAAGGCTATTGAACAACGCTTTGGAGCCGGTTCAGTTGTCACCGGGAATATATTCCGAAACAATATACTTTATTCAGATGGAAGTCAACAACTAGTGGCTTGGACTTCGTCTGGAGTGTTCCAGAATAACATCGTTAAGTCCGCTACGAGCGGAACTCTGATTGCGTTCAATGGAGCTAACAAGACGTGCGCGCAGACGATAACAAGCGCTGATGTAGACAACGATGGTACAGGCAACGACAACAACAAGTGCGCAGCCCCGGGATTCGTCAACATCTCGACGGGAGATTTCCACCTCAAGGCGGTCAGCAATGCCCGCAATGCTGGTACGGCTACCGGGATGCCATCCGGGAGAACAGCGGACATTTGCAACGGGGTGGATTTGTTCTATAATGATTGTGAGGCGCAGCAAGGAAGCGCGTGGGACATCGGCTGTGATGAACGCCAGTAGGTGGAGGGGACTATGACCTATGCGGATCTGGTCGACCTGATCCAAACGGTCCAGGATACGATCCTGGAGAACACCGTTGATGTTGATGATAGGATGGCGCTCTCTGCTGCCCGCGCCGCAGTCCAGATCCTCATCGACGAGGGAGCGTTGGATGTCGAAACCTAACGACAATCTGCTTCAGGAGCTCCTCGAGCTGATCGGAACCGAGAAACTGCCGCAGATGTCGACCGAGGATATCAATGAGCTCCTGCAAAAGGGAGTCCCGCTGGCGCTGCGGGAGCAGCTGAACCTGATCACGGGACCAACCCAGGAGCGCGTCAAGGCGTGGATGATCAAGGAATGGTTGGACCGTAGCGGCTTCACACCAGTAACGAAGATCGCGGTGGCGAAGAAGATCACCCTGGATGATAAGACGCTACGTATCCTCCAGGCCATTTCGGAGGAAGATGACACAACCATCGATACAGACTTTGAAGTTTGCGAAAAAGCTCGGCCAACAGTTGAAGTTGGATCCGGACCTGATCCGGCACAACCTGAGGTTGAAATGCAGGAAGTCGCTCTACTTTCTGAACAAGGCGGTCCTGGGGTATCAGGACCTGACCCGCGACTTCCATCTCAGGATGTGCAGGTTCGCCCAGGACCCGACGATCCGTCGAAGGCTGGGTGAACATCCTCGGGGACATTTAAAGAGTACAGTTTATTCTAGAGGAAAGCCGACCTGGCGTCTGATCCAGGAGCCAGATCCGCCGCGTTTCTGGGGCCCGCTCGAGCGAATGCTGCTCGTCATGAGCGGCGGCGACGTTGCTGCCATCCATCTGGGCGAGATCGAGCACCACTTCGAGGGGAACGTCCTCCTGCGCTGGCTGTTCCCGGAAACGATCCCGGAGGATATGCACAAGGCACTCTGGAACCAATCCGAGATGCGCCTCGGCAACGCCCCCGGCTCCGAGCCCAACATTACCGCAATCGGCGTCGGCACCAAAGTTACTGGTCGTCACTTCACCGGGATCATCGAGGATGACCTCATCGATGAAACCTGTGCCGAGTCCACCGTTGAGGTCCCCCGCCGCATCAGCTGGCACCAATACGCCTTCCCGCTTCTCGAGGTTCCGGAGCGGGATTGGATCGATACCGTCGGTAACAGATGGGGCAGGATCGACCTGAACGGGTGGATCCGGGAGCATGAACCGGAATGTAAGGTGGGGCCGGATCGAACCGCGATTCTTCCCGATGGAAACAGTCTGTGGCCCGAGCGGTTCCCCACCGACGAGCTCGCCCGCCTCCGCATCAAGCTCGGCCCCTACAAGTTTGCTTGCCAGTACATGAACGATCCACGCGATTCCGACTCCGCCGCCTTCCACAGCAGCTGGCTCCGTTATTACGAGGAAGGAATCGACGCGGAGGGAAAGGAGGTCCTGATCCTCGAGGACGGCGAGATGATCCGAACGGAGGAGCTCTTCTCCTACATGGTCGTCGACCCAGCCGCGACTCCCGGAAACCGCGCCGACCGGACCGCCATCGTCGTGACCTCAACTGATGCTCAGGGACGCATCTTCGTCCGCGATGCCATCGCCCTCCGCAAAGACCCGTTCGAGTGCCTCATGGACGTCTACAAAGTGTGGAAGCAGCGCCGCCCCCCTCAAATCAACATCGAGGCCGTCGCCTTCAGCCGCCTCCTCCAGAAACCCCTGGAATGGTACGGCAAGTCCAAGGGTGACTACCTGCCCGTCGTCCCGATCTCCGGCTCCAATTCGACCGGCGCCAAGGAATCCCGCATCAACCAGGTCGTTGGCGAAACTTTCGCCTCCGGCCGAGCTTTCATCAGGCGAAATATGGTAGACTTCATTGATGAGTACACATGGTTCCCGGACAAGACCAGCCCCCGCGACCTCCTCGACGCCTACGCGCTCAGTCAACAGGTTTGGATTTTCAGCGGATCCCGCGCCTTCAAGCCAAAGTCGGCGGATGAGTGGTATAATGCAGCCTTGAAGGCTGGGATGAACCCGCTGACGGGGTACTAGTTGGGACGTACCTGGGGCTCACCTAAAGAAAGGACTTGACATGATGGGTATACTTGAGGTAGAGTCCTATGAGCGATGACGTGGAAATTGGATACCGCGACACTATCTACGAGGGGCCGATGCGCCGACATGTTGGACGACAGATTGGCTTCCTCGCAACATGGGAGAACCGAGTGCCAAAAGTAAACGGTAAGCATTTCCCCTACACCAAAGCTGGAAAGGCCGCAGCTAAGAAGGCCATGACCAAGAAGAAAGCGATGAAGAAACTGAAGGAGGCCCGCTGATGTTTCTGACTGTTATCGGATACATCGTCGCTGCCGTGATCGGATTCTTCGCCGGTTATTCCTACCGGGGCTCTAGTGCGGATGAGAAGAGGAAGGCTAGGTCTTAACTAGCTATGCCATACAAATCAGACGCTCAACGCCGGAAGTTTCACGCCATGCTCAGGCGCGGCGAGATCAGCAAAAAGACCGTCGACGAGTTCGATCGAGCATCCAAGGGTAAAAATCTCCCAGAGCGCGTCAAGAAGAAACTCAAGAAAGCCCGCTAGTGCTCTGCCCCGTCTGCGATGGTCCCGTTTCCGAGATCAACTGCAAGCTGATCTGTCAGCGTTGCGGTGCCATTATCTCTAACTGCTCCGGAGACTGAGTGGCCAAATCCAAGAAGACCGCTGAGGACCTCTACAAGCAGTTCCCGCTGACCAAGGAGCAGGAGACCCGGGTCGTGGCCCACTTCTCCACCGAGGTCAAAAAGGCCAAGGCCAACCGGCGCGACCTCGAGGCCCGCTGGGAGCGTGCCATCAAGCTCCATGAGGGTCGGCGCGACCCGAAGAACTTCCCGACCAAGAACGCCTCCAACGTTAATGTTCCCATGGTCCCGACCCACAGCGCCGCGATCCACGCCCGCTTCATGACTTCCCTGTTCGGGCAAGACCCCCTCTGGAAAGTCCAGCATCGCCATCCCGACTACCAGGACTTCGCCGAACAATTCACCGAATACCTGGACTGGGGGCGCACCGAACAGTTCCCCGTCTACCGCGCCATCCGAGACTTCAGCTACGACGCCGTCAAGCTTGGTCTTGGAATCCTCAAACTCTCCTGGCTTCGCCGCCGTGGCGTCGAACTCCACTACGACGAGAAATTCGACATCGTTGAAGACGAGATCCTCGTCGAGGATCGGCCCCATGTTGAATCCATCCAGCCAGAATACTTCGTGTGGGCCGACGGTTCAACCGACATCCAAACCGCCCCATGGATCTGTCACATACGCCCGTTCACCCCGGGCCAGCTGGTCAAGCGCGCCAAATCCAAGGAAATCTTCAATCTCGAGGAAGCGTTAACAGGCGCCCGCATCCCATTTGAGCGTGTCGAGCAGGCCCGTGACGAAACCGCCGGCCTTCTCCCGCGCTCTTCCGAGATGATTACCACCCATGAGCTCTGGGCTCGCTACGACATCAACGATGACGGTGTCGAGGAAGAGATCCAGCTCGAGATCGAGCCAGAGGGTGGCACCGTTCTCCGCTGCAACGCCATTCCATTCTTCCACCGTCGCCGTCCCTTCGTTATCGGCCGCCTAGAGGTTATCGAGCACCAGATCGCTGGTCTTGGAGTCGCTGACCAAATCGGTGACATCAACGAGGAAGTCAACACGATCCACAACCAGTTGATCGACGCTGCCAACTACTCCAACCTGAGCATGTTCAAAGTTCGCCCTGGTACCCCAAGCTGGGACGCTATGGAAGACCTCTATAGCGGCAAACGCATCCCTGCCCTCCAGGACACCGACGTCATGCCCATGCCCATGGGCGACTTCAAGGTACAGGCCCTCGCCCTCGAGCAGAACGCCCACGCCATGGCGGAGCGCCGCACCGGAGTTTCCGACTTCAGCGTTGGCCGGGAGCCCTCAGCCAGTCGCCGTGGAACGGCGACCGGCACCTTAGCCATCATCCAGGAGGGCAACAAGAAGTTCGACTTCCAGGTCCGCGACATGCGTGACGCCCTTGGCGAAGCCGGCCTCATGATCGCCAGCATGATCGACCAGATGAACCCGGATGGCCTCATCCAAGAGGTTCTAGGTCCGGACGGCGTCGCCATGGAACGCCTTCGGATCAACTTCCCCCGAGACGTCCCCCTTCACAAGGCCGTTTCCGTTGAGGTTCTCCCATCCAGCGCCGCCGTCAACCGCCAGATCCAACGCCAGGACGCCGTTTCCCTCTACCAGCTCTGGACCAACTTCGCTCAACAGGCCGCCCAGCTCGGTTTCACCGTCCAGCAAATGGGCCCGATTTCCCCGCCCCTCCTCGAGCTCATCGCCAAGTTGGGGAAGGGCGCTGAGGTCATGCTTTCCGACATTCTGGTTTCGTTCGAGAACCGACACAAAGACGAGTTAATCCCCCAACTGGAGGACATCTACAATGAGATCGGAGCTCAAGGCGCGCAGCTCGCGCAAGGTATTCAAGCGCTCGGATCGATTGGAGCCGGCTCGCAAGGCGGACAAGGCGTATTACAACAGGAACAGGGACAAAATCCTCAAGCGAATCAGGGAGCACCGGGCCAAGCACCCGGAGGGCCCGCGCCTGTCCGCTAGAAAATGGTGGTACAGGAAAAACTATGGGATGTCGATCGAAGATTATGAACGACTGGTTGAAGCCCAAGGAGGTGTTTGCGCCGCCTGTTTTGGGCCTCCAACCAAATTCAACGGAAGCGGTAAATCCGGTTTTCATGTGGACCATAATCACAGAACTGGTAAGACCAGAGGACTTCTTTGTAGTGCCTGCAATCAGGCGCTTGGGCTGCTCAAAGAATCGCCAACCAGGATTGAACGACTGTTGGCCTACATAACAAAACATGAGCCGATCCTCTCTCAAAGAACTTAGCTTGCACCCCGGTTACAGAGACCTCTTGAACCTCTTCAAGGCGCAGGAGGACCTGGCCAGGGACAGGCAGTTAACGGTGGACAGCAACCTCCCGGCAGCGGAGTACAAGGGGGAGGCCCTCCGCCTCAGGGGGCAGGCGGAGGCCTGGGCTAGGGCTCAGGTCCTCCTGGAGGAAAAACTTAGCTCTTGACACACCTATCAACTTGTGCTATAATCCATGGAGACTCGTATGACTGACACCCAGACGCCCGAGCAGAAAGCCGCCGCCGACCTCCAGACCAAGGTCGACGACCTAACCAAGACCCTCGAGACCCAGAAATCAACCCTCGACGGCCGCATGGCCGACACCGAGCGCCAGCTCGCCTTCGCCCAAGGCCAACTCGCCGCGATGTCCAAGCCAGCCACCGAGACCGCCGAGGAGCCCCTGAGTTCCGAGGTCGTCCTCAACGACCCCCAGAAGGCGCTCGATGACCACTGGACCAAGCGCGCTAAGCCCTTTATCGACGCCAGCTTCGACCGCGAGGCCAAACGTGAGCGTAGCCTCCTCGAGGTAAAGCGTTCCGAGGACGTCAAGAAATTCGGTAAGGAAGTCGACCAGATCGCTTCCCGCATGTCCCCCGAGGTTCTCGCCCAGCCAGGTACCTACGAGGGCCTCCTGGATCTGATCAAGTCCAAGCACACCGACGAGATCGTCAAGGAGCAGGTCGCAGCTGAGGTTGCAAAGTATCAAGCTGAGGCCGCCCGTTCTGCAACCGCCTCGACTCCTTCTCCTGCCCCACCGAATCAGCCCAAAGCCGAGGACATCAAGTTCGAGGACGGCCAGATGCACGTCCTAAAGAAGCTCGGTATCGACCCCAAGCGGGCCGCTGACATCACCAAGGACACCAGCTATGACGGCGTCCTTATCACCGGACCAGGAGGAATTCACTGATGGCCGATACCGACAAGGCGATGACCATTCCGAAGGACCTCATGGACCCCAACTACGTCTACATCTGGGGCCACGAAAACGATCGCAGCCGTGTTGAGGCTCAGCTGGACGGCTACGTTGACGTTGTCACGAGCGACGAGAGCGGTAAGGCTTTCAAGGGCTACCCGCTCGAGAAGCCTGATGGCCGCCTTCGCCTCGGTGACGCTGTTCTCATGCGCTGCAAGCGTGACGTTGCGGAGGCTCGCGATACGGCCAGAGTCAAAAAGGCAAACGAATGGGTCAAACTGGTTCGGGAAGAGCACAAAGCGGAAGGCGCCCGGCTTGGGATTCAAGCCTACACTGAGGACACGCCCTAATGACTACCACCCGGCTTTCCCAGGCAAGGCTCCTCGACCCCGGCCTGCGGACAATTTATAACGACGAGGACGCCATGTTCCAACAGGAGGGTCCTCAGTTCGTCAAGGTAGACACGATGAACGAGCCCTACCTGACGGACTACAAAATGGCCTTCTTCGGCCTTGTCCCCCAGAAGCCAGAAGGGGAAGCCGTCACCTACGACGACACGATCCCCGGCACGACTGTTCGCTACGACCCGACCGCCTACGGGCTTGCCTTCCGTGCCACCAAGGAAGCCGTTAGGGACGAGCGCTACGGCCAGCTTAAGCGGATGACGATCCACCTTAACCGCTCCGTCAATCAGACGGTCAACATCCTCCAGGCAGCCGGATTCAACAACGCCTTCTCGACCAGCTTCGTCGGCTTCACCGCCGGTGAAGCCCTGTGCTCGACCGCCCACGCCCTCCTGGGCGGCGGTACCTACGCGAACCGCCCCTCCCCGGACGCCGTCCTTTCTATTGCTGCTTTGCAGGCCGCGAAGATCCGCATGGAGAAGACCGTTTCTGAGCGCGGCTTCAACACTCCGCTATATCCAGCCAAGCTTGTAATTCCTACGGAATTACAATACACGGCCGAGGAGATCCTCAAGGCTCCGACCCTTCCCTACACCAATGAGAACACGATCAACGTTCTCAAGGGTGCGTTCGGCTTCCAGGTCTGGCACTTCCTGACCGGTACCAAGGTCTGGTTCCTGATTGCCAAGGGCGGCCACGACGTTCAGTTCTTCTGGCGCGACAAGCCGGAGTTCACCAGCGGCGACGACTTCGACACCGGCGACTCCAAGCACAAAGTCTACTTCCGTTGCATGGAATCTCGCTTCGGAACGTGGCGCGGTATTGATGGCAGCAATCCTCCGTAACCCAACCCGCCGAGGATCGATGAGATCCTTGGTATTTCAAGCCTCGGCGATGACCCGAGGACAGAGGTAAGACAGTGGCTCAGACTATTCTTGATCGTCACATGCGAGTTGTCCGCACCAAGACCGGTGGATCTCCGGTTTGTCAGGCATTCGTCGCCGGAGAAGCTCTTGTTGCTGGAGACGTTGTCGTCCTGAAGAACTCCGACAATAAGGTCTATCGGGCCGACGGTACTATTTTGGTCACCGCCGGTACCAATGATCGAATCGATGTTTCCGATCTGACCATAGCCGGAGAAGGCGTTCTTGCCGGTCTTTCGATGGGCAAGGCGGCTACCGGCGACACCGTTGTGGTTGCCCTTGCCTGTAACGAGAACATCTTTGAGGCTAACTACAACTCGACAGTTGATGGTACGACTGCTGTTGCTAACGTTCTGGATGTCACCGACGTTGGCCAGCCTGTCGCCATCGTTCTCCTAGACACCGGTTACTTCATGATTTCGGACAATGAATCCACCGAAGGCGTCGGCTATGTTCTCGAGGCCGGCTATGGTTTCGCTGGAGAATCTGTTGGAGCTGGTCATGGCATCATGGGCGACACCAACGCCAGAGTCCGCTTCTATTTCAGTGATGCCCTGATCCGCACCGGAACCGGCCTACTCCTGTACGGAGGATAACCAGTGGCCTACCTCGACCGTCACCTCCAGAGAACCTCTGAACGTGGTCCGTCGGCAGGTTCATACGACACCATCGTTGCGTATCTACCGACCAACGCCTCCACCTTTAAGTTCAAGATGCCCTATGCTGGCCGCCTCCAGGAGATCAGCCGTTTCGCCCGAACATCAACTGCCGGAACCTTGACGGTTGCCAACGGTACGACTGCTGTCACCTGGCTCTCTGCTGCCTCCCTGACCGCTGACACCGTCAACGTAACCAGCGCCGACACTCTGACAACTGCCGGCTCCCGTGAATGCGCCAAAGGCGACCAGATCAACATCACCGGCGGTGGTACCTCAGCCGACGTCGCTGTTGTCCTAACCTTCTGGGTTAAGGACCACGTTGCCGCAGCCAACGCAACGCCAACCGTAACCGATGAAGCCTTCGATTAAGGAGCCTGCATGGGCGCGATTCTTAAAGGTCCTGGACATGCTCAAAGGATCTCGGTCAACGGTAACGCCGGGGCCGTTATAACCGTCGATTTCACTGCCGTTCCCACGACCGGTACCCCTTGGCGGATCCTTCCATGGGGGCAGATTTCTATTCGTCCCGTAACTGGTGCTGTTCGTTGTGCCTGGTATTCTGGAGAGATCGAAGCCGGCCGTTACTTTGTCGTCCCCGCCGGGGCTGTTCGAGACATAGAAGGCCCAAACTCCGCCCACACTCTTTATATGCTCATGGACGGTGTCGGGGCCGACACTGTCGAGGTAGAGGTCTTTGAGTGAGACGACGTTGGCCCATACTTGTTTTCGTTCCACTTCTTCTGGCTGCCTGGTGGGGTTCGACCGGCTTCAGGCGATCAGATACCGGTGAGATTTCTCCATCTGATGAAGAGATCGCCGGCAGTTTTATTGTGCCGGACTGTCCAGCAGATGTAAGTGCCTTTCGGTTCGGCGCCATCTGCAAAGATCAATCGACTGGAAAAATAAGAATCCGAGACGCAGCCGGCCCGAGGGATCTATGAAGCGGTTCCTGAAGTGGGCTGGTATTATATCACTGGTGTTTCTACCTCGTCTCGCGATGGCTAATGCCTGCGCAACCGTAGCTGCATGTGCAACGACTCCATGTGACTGGAACACTGCTGGATCGTGGACCTCCTGTGGAGGGGTCGTTCCACTTTCAACCGACACCTGCTCGATTGGTGCAACCCACACCGTCATTCTGACAACCGATGCCAAGGCATGCGGAGCCACGACCATTGATGGCAGTCTCATCTATGACGAGGCCTCAACAGGTCGAGATGCTAACGGCTATCGAACGCTGACCATTACCGGAGACCTAACGATAAACTCGACTGGTATTCTCCGTATGCGGGCTGGTCATCGACTCGGTTTCAACACGACGGCGACAGCCAGACTCCTGAAGATACAAAATGGTGGCCTTCTCGATATCCAAGGCACGGTCGTCGAAACGACGATTGCCGCCTTTGTCGATGCAGATGCTGACACCGACTGCGCCGCTGCTGGTACTGTTGGTAGAAAGTTCACGATTACTCCAGCCGTCGGAATTGACTCGGCCAAGAAAACCGGTCGAGTCGTCTTTCAATCTGGTAAGGCCCGAAACCGATCATACGAGATTAGACTGGTTGGTGCTTCAACCTTCGCAGTTTGTACCGATACGGCTGATGCAACTAGTGGATCTGATACTACTGGTGGACAGCGGCTGACGCCGCACGCGAACCGTGCTTTCTACTGTACCGGTGCTGGCGCCCCGGTTGCTTGCTGTACAGGCGCCAACGCCGGTGCAACCTGTCCAGTCCGTCCGGTCAGTCAACACAACGAGCCAGCAGCCTACGGCAACTCCGAATGCACCGCCGCTCTCACCCCCTACCCATGCTGTACCGGTGCCAGCACAGGCTTCTGTATAGCCGCGCTTCCTGCCGTCGGCGATTCGATCGCCATCGTCTATGATGCCGCTCTTTTTCAATCGGCTGGATCTAACGGATATCGAATCGAAGGAGACCTTGGTGTTGGCAACTCTCCAATGCCCGTTTTTCAGGCTGTTAATGTTGCTAACACCGGCAGTCCGACAGTTAACGGATCTAATGGAGTTGAGGTCAATGCCTTCTCCGGATCAACGAAAGTTACTGATCTCGCTTACATCAATTTTCATGATTACAAAGGGCCAGTTGACGGTTGGATGTACAGAGGCGTAAGAAACTTCAAGGTTCGTTGGAGTGCTTTTCATGATGTGACAACCGTTGCTGGCCAAGCAACACAGACAAATACGAACGCGACACTGGCCTTCCCACAATTCAACGGAGTCAGTTCCGATGGTGTACAGGTTGTAGATTCTACCTTTTATCGTAATCAAGGCGTCAATTTACATCCTAATGAAGGAGCGGCTCTGCCTGCAATCAATAATAAAATACAGCGTAACCTATTCTTTGAGGGATGTATTTCCAACTCGGAATGCTTTTATCTCCAGGGAGACGCGTTGTTTGGTGGAGATATCAGTCTGAATACTGCCTATGATCTCTATAATCTGGGCGGTACCTCGGGGGCATCCTTAAATGCTGCCGGGGTCGGGGCCGCTGTATATGATAATTGGATCGTTAATTCTGGTGCTGGTCTAACCGGTACGTTCTATCCAACCGACCCAAACTCGTCATATCAAGGTACAGGATTTACTCATAATTACATTAGCAACATTAAAGGGGGAGCCCTATTCACTGGTAATTGGTATGGAAACTTAGTAAAGAACTTCGGGCTCGCCCAAACACTCGAGTTGGGCGGAGCCTCACTGAATCCGATTGTGGCCAAGGGTAACTTCTTTATCGGCGCCGAAACTGCTATTACATCCTCTGCAGACTGTACAGGAAGCAACATCTGTGGTCGTGTCGGCATATATTTCCAAAACAGTACTGGCAATACGAATGCCAAAGCCGTCACCATGTCGGACAACTTCATCGTCGGTCTTAGTGGGACTTCATCAGGAACATACACCTCCGGGCGCTGTATCTTATTCGACGGCGCGAACTATAGTGGGGGCGGGGCCGGCGGTATCAATATGAACTATAACGCAACAATCGACCACATGACCTGTGATGGTCGTGGGGCATTTGTCAGAGGGGTCGGCTTCTCGCAATATCCAGACACCGTAATGACTGGAACAATCCGTGATCTCGTATCTGGGTTCAATTCTAACGATACCTATTCGGCTTGTACACCGGATGCCGGTCCAGTCGAAGATTTTGACAATGTGTACTCACTTTTAACTGCCGTTACAGCTGAAAGTGGCGGCGCAGCGGGGACTAATTGCACCGATTCAGGCATTCTGACACGATCTCCTGCACTCGGGTATATCAATCGTCTTAGCGCTACTCGACCGAATTACAACCTCGCAGCTGGGTCGCCATTGCTGACTGCTGGGGCGCAGCCCGCCGGTAGCGCGATCGGATCGCGAGCCTTCCGTTTCAATCGATCAATCTTCACGACTGTTTGGCCGGTTCTGACCTTTGATGGAGAACAACCCGCTGATGTTGCTAACGGTGTCAGCAACGCCGACTCCGACGGTGATGGTGTTATAGACTTGCACGATAACTGCAAACGTACTTTCAATCCGAGTCAATACGACTCCAATGGAAATGGCGTCGGTAACGCCTGTGGAGGTTAAATGCCCTTCACTAAGACCGTTCGCATTTGGTGGGACACAACCGAGCCTGGAGCTGACACCGGCTTCCTGATCGACGCAGCCCCAGATGCCGGCCTCCCTGCCGACGAGGACCAAGATACTGGAACTGTTGGACTGGAGCGTGGCAAGCTGGTTGTTTGTGCCCGTTCCGGTTTCACCGTCCCAGAACGCGAAACCGTGATTGATCCTTATACCGGCCGCCTCATCTGGCGCCGCTTCGTTGACAAGCTTCATCCACTGGATAAACTTTGATGGGAACTTTGACCCGAGCCCAGCTTGAAACCGACCTTAAATTCAGGATGGGCAACCGAACCGATATCGACAACCAGCTGACGACAGCCATCCAATATAGTTATGATGATCTCGTGACCGCCATCAGAATTCCCGAGAACCAGGAAACTGCCGTCCTCCAGACCGAAGAGGGGGTTTCGACGGTTGCGGCCCCGGATGATTTCTACGCCCCGGTTTCCGTTCGCAACATGACCGATGGTCATCGTCTCATTCCTATAACCGCCAGGCAGCATGATGCCTATCGAGATACCACCATCCAGGATATTCCGACTCACTACCTGTGGTGGAGGAACGAGATCACCTTCTTCCCGATTCCCAACTCCACGGTTCGCATCATCCAGCTCCGTTACCTCAAGCGCCTCCTGCCGCTTTCCACCTCCACCACTGTTTCCTCCCTTCCAAGGGAGTGGGACGAGGTCATTGTCCAAGGTGGCCTTTACCGTCTCCAGAGCTGGATGGGCCTCAAACAGGAGGCCAGCGCCTCCCTCATGGAGTACAATATTATGATCTCGAAGAGAATCGACCGCATCGCTGAATTCTTCTTCGATCCACCGGCACCAAGCCAGATCGTGACAACCGGAAGGACATGGGATAACTAATGGCAACTCTTAACCGATTTGAGTTGGCGTGGGCAGCTGGGTTCTTTGACGGTCGCGAACAGACGCACCGTCTAGAGGTTGCTTAAGTTATGTGTGCGACTCGAATCTGGAACGAGGGCGCCCCTGGATCCGGCGACAACGTCGGCGAGGGGGACGACCGAATCCGGGAAGAGAAATTCGATACCCGGGAGCGACTGCAACAGGGCGGTCACGTCGTCTCGAGCGGTGGCCCCTATACCCCCGCCGCGACGACTGCCAACAACGACGGCAAGCACGCCGTTGCCAACGGCGGCGACCACCCGACCGGTTTTAAGGTTTACAAAGCAGACCAATCAACGGTTCAATGTGACTTCTCCGATACCGCCATTACGGCCGGGACCGGCGTCAGTTTTGTTGGTGGTGGCGTTTCCAGCGGTGCCGAACCGGGCCACACCCACCGAGGCACCATTGCCATCTGGCTCCCCGGTGCTATTTCCCCCGGACGAGCCCGCGCCGTTTTTCGCGCCCCAAAATCGTTGACCTTCGAACAGGCCCATGTACATGTCATGACTCGCCACACCGGCGGTGGAAGTCTTCGCCTCAATATCGGCAAGCTGATCGCTCCAGCCGATGGTGTTGATCGGATCGCCGCCTCTCCAACCGCTATCCAGGCCGCCGGCGATCGCCCCATTTTGGCTCCAAGCGGCAACTATCATGATGACGGCAATTCTGTCTTCTCTGTCGCGACAATGGCCGCAGATGACGAACTCCTCTTCGACATTGAGGACACCGGTGCCGCCTGGAGCACGAGCCCGGTCGATGTTCTGGTCCATCTCGATGTCCTGGGCTAACTATGGCGATATACACGGCCTCTGGCGCCACCTACACGCCCACCAGCGGTTCCTTCTTATGGACCAACACGGCCAACGGCTTCGATGGCAACTTCTCAACCTTCGCCCACTGGACATTTAGCACCACCAACGATTCCAATACCATCCAGGCTGGTGCCACCGCCAACTGGTCGTCTGCTTCCGATGGTCAGGCAATCCGAATCGCTAAATGTAAATTTACCATTACTGCCTCTGGACTCTCTGCCACCCGTCGTGGTCGTCTGATGATCTACGTGAGTACAGATGGAGGCGCAAACTTTGGCCCCGCTGGTGGCATCATCGCCAAGGATGAACTTGGTAACGACGTCACCTGGTTTGGTACCAACGCCAACTTTACCGGTGGCATTTCCTACACGATTCCAGCCGGCGTCAGCGGCGCCAACTTCAGACTCAAAGTCGTCGGAGAGAGCCCTGGGGACAACCGTGGTTTCATCAACAACCGCTCCGCCACCCTAGATATCTATGAGCTCTACATAGATAGCAGCAGCGAGGGCAATGCTCGCATGATCGCCATGTTGATACCATCGACCATATAATGCCAACGAAAACAGTCAAGCTGGTCCCAAAGATCGATCGAGGCAATGCTGGAGAGCCAAACCCCGTTTGGACTAAAGTTGGTGGCATAGATGCCGCTCAACTGCTCGATGACCCGGTCTCCGCCCATGATGGTGACGCCACCTACATCGAGGCAGCCAACGACACCCAGCTGATCGTACTCGAATTCGAGTTGCCAAGTGACCTGAAAAGGTCTATAATGATAGAGGCTGTGGTTGTCGAAAAGCGTGCCGACAGTTCGGACTCGCTTATAATGACGATCAACAAAGGGGACGGTGTGAACGGGATTCCTTTGGCGATATCAGTTGAACCGTTCGGTAGCTACGGATCGGCCATCTTCAGTAGTTTCACGACCAATCCAATCACCGCCCCGGCAGCTTTCTTCGTCGAGAAGGACGATGTTGTGCAGATCGCCATGGTTCCCACCTCTGTTGTAGCTTCACTAAGGGTCACGGCGCTCGAGCTGAACATCACCTACGACTCTTCAACGGCATGGTCCAAGGAGCCGATTGCTACCGGTTCCTGGGACGCCACCGAGGCTTCAGATGGCGACTGGTTTCCACAGCAGGCTCCGGGAGGAACATGGACGAAGAGCTGAATGACCTCATCGCAAAGCATCATCATGAACTCCGCACCAAAGACGGCCTTGACAACTCCGCTGTTCTACACGCTCTTGCTGATGTCGAGTCTTCCCACGGCGCTCGCCATCTGGCAACCAAGCATGAACCAGCCTACTGCTACGGCGGCTTCTACTACAAGTCTCCAAACGGAGAGGATCTGCGCCGTCTATCACACGTTTACGGATGCCTCGCTCATAGCTCCTTTTCGAGCTGGCAACTGCTATTTCTGGCCGCATACGAGGAGGGCTTTCGCGGTGATCCGTGCGAGCTTCGAAACGACGCCGAGGCCATCCATTGGGTCATCCGCTTTATCAACCGACGTATCTACGATAGATACTTGAGGCTATCTCTGGAGGGCCTCGCTGATGCGTGGAACAGCGGGAGCGCAAGGGATCTGAACGTGCCCAAAGAGTACATCGCAAGGTTCGTTGCGGCCTACACCAAGAGGACCTCCGATGCTTGATTTCATGATTGGCAAGATTGCCGAGCTTTCTGCTCCCGCGAACACCATCATACTGATAGGAATCCTGTTCATCCTAAGGAACGTGCGACAGGAGATCAAGTTGATGAAAGAAAACGATATCGCGCATCTGAATTCAGACATGGCAGGGGTCAAGGCCGATTTAGCAGCCCTACGCACCACGGTCCAAAACATCTCCAACTACATAATCCAGGGGCATAGGATTGGCTAAATACGTCCTCCGCCTCCCCAATATTCCAGACCCGCCCCCCAACAAGGAGGCCCTGGCAGAATACATCCGCCGCGATCTGGCCCCGGCCATCATCAGGGCCGTTCTGGACCATCTGCACATCCTCCCCGATAGCCTCAGCGGTGAACTCAGGGGTCGTACCTACACCGAGGCCACCAAACCCCCAGCTGCCGATGCAGGCCCGGCTGCCATCATTCTATCATCAGACGCCGCCGATAAGCCACAGATGAGCGACGGAACCATCTGGATCCCCCTCGGGGGCTCTGGCGGCCCAGGAGGGCAGGGACCAATGGGGCCTCCCGGACTGGACGGAACGATCGGCGATGATGGCAGCCCTGGTCCTCCCGGACCGCAAGGACCAGCTGGAGCGGCTGGTCCTCCTGGACCTGCTATTTTCCTCTTGTCAGATCCAGGAGAAGATGGTATAATTGGACCTCCTGGGCCTGCTGGTCCACAGGGACCAGTTGGTGGCGGCGGGCTGACGCTGACCGCCTTCGAGAAGGATCTAGGTATCGGTGATCGTTCCGGTACATTTGATATCACAGGACTTTCCGGGCTGACTGTCGACAAGCCGGTGCTGGTTGTGCAGACCGCAGCACCAATCGCTTCAAAGGGCAACGCACGCGACGAGGCTGAAATGGACCAAATTCAACTAACCGGCTATGTTGTCGACGCGAACACGATCAGAGTGTACTGGCATGCAACGGGGATCGTTACCGGTAACTATGCCTTTGGATACGCGGTGAGCGGTTAATGGCAACCATCAACGATACAACAACCGGAGACGCAACCAAGGTCGACGCTGACCTCAAGAATGCCCGCGTCGGTATCTACCCCCGTGGGCTCAATGGTGGCGGGGTTTACAGCGTTCGGGCGACGACCGGCATCCTCACCGCAGCCCTCGCTGTCGATGCGCCAATCTTCGGCATGCGCGAGGCCGCCGTCCCGACCCGAAACGCCTACATCCTGCGTATCGACATCGGCTTCGGCTGCACCGTCGCGTTCACGACCGGCTCGCAAGTCGGCTTCTATATGGAGCGGTTCAGTGTGGCCAACCTCGCCGGGGGGGTCGCCCAGACGCCGATCCGCTATGATACAACCTACGGCACCAGCGAACTCCAAGATATCCGCGCCTCGACTACGGCCGCCTTGACTTCAGCTGGCGTCACGTTCGAGGGCTTCAAGGTGCCGCTGTTCAGCTTCGCCTCCCCAACCCTGTCGCAGATGATCGGTCCATTCACCTGCTTCGACGCGAGCGAGGCCGGACCGTTCCGCCTGCGGGCCGGTGAAGGCTTCTGCATCCGCAACCTCGTCGTATGGCCTGCCGCCGGGACAGGCGTCGTTTCCTGCCGCATCGGCTGGGAGGAACGCTGATGCCCAAGGCTGTGATGACCGGCATCACTTATCATGCAAACGACCCTGGCACCCCGTCACAAGTTCTGGTGCTAGTCACATTTCGCTTCCTGGGGCTGGCCGACGATCTCGGCACCTTAGATGCTATGGTCACGATCATCAGCACCGACACCCCAGCTACCATCACCACGAAAATTCAGACTGCCGTCGTCGCCCGAGCGGCTGAGTACGGTGTGACGATCACGGCTGCTGACATCATCCCTGTCACTTACGGCGTGCCGCAATCACTTATGTCTCCGGCCAACTCCTCCACCCTGACCATGCTGGACGACGGTGTGGACCAGAGCATCACCGGCTCGCTCGGCAACCTGAAAATCTACCCGGCGTCCGTCAATCCGTTTATCTCGTTGGGCGGTGATGCAATGGGTCTGGGGTTCAGCGCGGGCTACATGACGTTCTACCAGCAAAGCCTCTATAGTACCAACGATTTCATCATGTCCGCTGGGCCTCCAGCGGCAGGCTACACCGTATTTCAATCGTCATCCGGGTTGGGCATGCTCATCAGCACGCTCACCAATACCCCAATCATTGTGCTCGTGAATGCCTCTGAGATAGCGCGCTTCGACTCAGGTGGAATGACTATGCAGGCCGGAGTCGAGATGAACAACGTCGCCAAGCAGACCTATTCGTCCACCAACCATTCGGATGACCGCTCCTTCAACGAAACATCGACCACGGTGACCGAACTGGCGCATGTGCTGGGCACGCTCATCAACGACATGCGGACGATTGGGCTGGTGGCCTGATGGCGAACCTGGGTGACATCCTCAGCGACACGGAGGTGACGGCGGACGGCCTCATCATCATGGACAATCAAGTGCCGCCGCATCGGTGGCGGCTGCGTATCGTGCAGAGCGGCGGGGCATCTAGCGGGGCGACGATCAACGTGACATCGCTAGGCATCCTGACGGCCTCCCGTGACGGCTCCCCGCTCGGCACCATTTCTCTCAAGATCGACGATCTGGGGACGGCCTGATGCCCATCAATCTGACGACCCCTCAATCGCAGCCCGACTCGACGGAGGTGCGGCTGATCACCTTCTCGGCGACGCTCTGGCCACAGCGGTCGATTGTCTGCGACTACGCCTGGGGGCACCTCGACGGCAGCGGCAACTTCGTGCCCGATCCCGTGCCCGGCGAACCCGACAAGAAGGTCAAGCGCCGCCTGTTCACCGACCAGTCGACGCCCTCCTTCGTCACGTTCGTCCAGAATGTCGCCGCTGCTGGAGCGTTCCGCACGCAAACGGAGACTTACCTCAAATCGCTCGACAACCTTACAGGAACGGTGACGTAACATGGCCCAGAATAAAACCTTCCGCTTCGGCCCCATTGCCCTGACCACCACCACTACGACCAACCTGTTGAACCCCCCGACCGCGACCGGGGGCGTCAATGCCGGCTCCTCCGCCCAGTATATCATCCTGCGGCACATCCGCGTAGGCAACAAGACGGCTAGCGCCGCCAAAGTCGCAACCTGGCTCGGCGCCACCGGCGCCAACGCTGCCGGGACGGAATGCGTTTTCGTCGGTGCCGCCTCTGGCGGTGCCCTGACTCAAGGCGTTTCGGTTGCCGCAGAATCCTATGTCGAATGGTATGGACAGTTACGAATCGATGCAGCCGACTTCTTCGTCGGTGGCGCTGGCACCGCGACCGCCTTGACCATCGAGGGCGAAGGCGAGATCGGCGTTAGCGGATAAAGCAATAGGCCGAACGGTGACCTGTCCGGCCTACTGGTTGGGACGTACCTGGGTACTGGATAGAGTACCACAACCCGGAGCTAGAGTCAAGTGGCCTATCAAACTTTATCGATATACCCGCTAGCTGGCGGCCTCAAACTTCAGATCCCGCCTCACCGACTCCCGGACCAGTTTTCGCCCCGCGTTTCCTCGACCAGGATGCGTGACGGTGTCATCATGAAGCGCCCCGGCCTCCTAGACTTCAACGGAACGACTGCCCTCGGCACCTCCGCTAGCGTCATCGTTTCCTTGATCCAGTACCACCTTGAGAACGGCACCGTCGAAACCGTTGCCGTTCTCGGTGGTCCCGCTGACGGTGACCGTGACATCTACCGTACTGCCGG